GTGTCTTATGGCCATCAAAAAACCTACCCCCCTTAGATGAATTGCATGATGCACACAGTACTTCTAGGTTAGACAGACTATCATCGCCTCCAAGTTTTCTTGGAACGATATGATCCACACTCAGGTTATCTTCTGTGCCACACCTTTGGCAGCAACCATCTCTATTGATTACTAACTGTCGTATCTTTCGCCATTGAGTAGTTGATCCAGTAGACCTTAACGCTGATTGCTTAGTCATTAGAGATCGTCATAGCAGATACCACATACCCACCACGCATGAACTTCTATTAACTCTGACTCTGGTGTTTCAGCTTCACATCTACTGCATTGAACAGTAGCTTCTAAATCTAATGCCATCCTTTGTCCTTCCAATGCTGTAGAGCTATGCATGGTTCACCGTATCTATGACCTATGTAATCTAATCCCCATTGTACTTGCTTATAGCCGTCTACTCTTGCAAGGTACTTAGATCTTCCTTGTGGTATACCGTGGTGCGATCCATTCTTTGCTTCTGGTCTCCAGTTGCTTTCCTTTGTATAGAGCTTGTCTAAACACTTAAACTCTTTATAGTTATAACCTAATTGATGTAATGCAAACTCTTTATAAGTTACATATTGTTTTGGCTTTGTCGAGCCTGCTTCTGTAGGAAAGCATAGAGCTATCCCAATAGCTACCAGCACCCCGCGAGCTACGCGCCTAAGGCGCTCGCGGTGAGCCTTTGAGAGGCTCTGCTCCGATAGCGTACCGATACTGTCAAGCACTCCGTTTAATCTTGGGCGTGTCATCACTTATTTACCTCCTGTGGATAACTTCTGTGGATAACTATTTATCAGTTGAGTAGAAGCCTCTGCCCTTAAATACGGCTGGTGTAGCTGCTATAACTTTAGACATAGGCTCATTACAGTAAGTGCAAGGTATTACTGGTCGATCGTGCCATCCGTGATAAATCTCTTGACTAAGATTGCATCGTGAGCATTTGTAGTCATAGGCTGGCATGTTAAGCACCTCTGTATCATGTAAGACCCACACCCAGAGCAACGGTCAATATCTGCCTCTGTGGGTTCGCTAGTAAGATGACCGTACTTTAATTGAAGTAATGGCAAGAGATCCTCAAGTCGGATAATCGCGGCATATTCACGCGGATCCTCTCCCTGTCCATTGAGTCTAATAACTCCGAAGCCTAATTCCCCCGAAATGGCTGTCCGAGCTTTTAATTGCTTTATGTATGCAAGAGGTTGAAATCCAGCGCGGGCTTTGACTTCAACATCGAACGGTACATTGACAATATCCTTACCATTACCCCTTCCCACACAAGCGCCTTGCCATACAGTCGATAGGTACTGTGCGACTACGCGCTCCGTGCGGAAACCTCTGTGTTTCCTTGATTGACTAGCCATTGAATGTTACCAAGATTGAAGGAAATGGAGCTGCTGTTATGCTCTCCCCGAACTTCAACCTACCTTTAATAAACTGCAAATCTGCATACGGATATACAAACTCATGAAACCATTTAGTGTCAGTCCTTGATGGTAGTAACATCACTACTAAATCATCATGCAGCGCAGCTTTCTTTACCCAGTCATATATGCCACGGCCATAAGGCGGATTTACCCAAGTGCGCCCAACCCATTGACCAGCTAAACCATCACGCCTTGATTCGTCTGGATGATCTAATCCAAACCATTGATCGCATAAATGATTAGTTAAACTAGCTGCTGCATCAAGTTCGAAGTCATGAAAACCATTAGCTTGCTCCCATAAATCTTTAGGAGTTGCCCAGTTATCCGTGGCTGAAGGTGGCATATATCCGCTCATAGATGGTGTTTATTCTCGCAACTGTTACATAGCCAGACTATTGAGCCATCTTCTTGTCTGTCGTATTCGTTTACTTGAGTAAAGTCATCGCAATCGGTGCAATTCATTACACCACCATAACCGCTGAAGCTGTAGATATCTCCATTGATCGGGCTTCTATAAATGTCTTTACCATTAACCATTGACAGCGTGACATTTCTTGCATTGCCAGGTTCCAGCGACAAGATTGCCGTCTGTAATTATGGCTGGGATAATGATGTCATGAGCCAAAGTAGGCTCGTTGCAGAGCTGACAGTTAATGGTCGTAATCATAGGAACATCCTCTAGATCCGTCCATTCACCATCTTTATCAATGTTATAAACTTCGATGTAACCCATTACACTCTCGCCTTCTGTGGTTGGAACTTTCCATCTGATCCCAGGTTGTACCATTTAGTCGGGCAACGATGTGCCGATGAGATCGCTGTATTACAGAAGTAGCCACCCCATGCCTTTCCATTCTTTTCACCTTCACGCCATTGCATGTGTCCATGCTCGCATGATGGAGCTTCTACAGCTTCACCTGTTCCCATGATTGCAGCTACATTTTCCATAGCCTTTTCAAGTGTTACTGGTGCATCAACTACGCCCTTATATTCACCTACAGGGGTAGTCCAGTAATCCTGGTCATCTGGTTTAACATCTGCCACCGCTGGCTTAACTGGCTTAGCAGCTACGACTTTAGTCATTTCCTCGCGGCTTGCTCTTTTTCCTTTAGGCGCATAACCTGCATTTGCAAGTGCTCTGCCGATCGCTGAAGTCTCGCAATTCTCAAGAGCTGAAGTTTGATTGACACCTCGGCTAGTAACTGTTTCCTCCGCGTACCCTGTCGACCACGCGACAACATCACTAGAGTCCTTAAATAAATACGCCTTAACAATGTATCGAGAAGCCTCGACAACTTCCAACTCTGTTGATATGCGAAACGCTGGATAGTCCTTAATAAACTTTTCAAGTCTTACCTCCACAGGTTCGTAATCGGCTAAATTAAACATAGAGCTCGTTTTCCTCCGTTGCTAGTTGTCCTGCGAGTGCGCCATAGCTGCATAAATCGACCCAGTTGTCGATGTGCTGCGCTGACTGATTAGTCCTGGAAAGTTTAACGAGCACCATAATCCCTGCGACTTGATAATCGTGGATCGGTGTTTGTAAGTATGCGCTCAGGAGCATTGCTGTGTGCTGCAAGTTATCCGCAGGATGACCGTACGATAGGCCACGGTCACGGATGGTGTCTGTAGCTGTGAGGAGGATTTCATTAGCGAGCATCTGTAGTCACTCGCTGATAGGACTTAGCCATGATTAGACCCTCGCGCTTGCCTTCCGCAAAGCCTTTGCCCCAGCCTACGATAAACCAAAGAATGTTAGCTGCTATCAACAAGATAATTATTGGCATTTCAAAACTCATTTGTTTACTCCCGTTTCTGTAGCCATTGTTGGCTAGTGGATTACGGTCTCACGCCCATCTGACAATGTCTAACATATTTAGATAACGAAACGATAACGATTTAGGCGTATAACTTTCCGTAAAGGGTGAACGATCCATCCTTGTTAATCGGAACTAACATGGGGCTTATATTGTTTCCGTGTGTTTCAATGACTGCCACGCTCATTTGCCAATTAGCGCTCCCAGCCTTAAGATAAGAGGCTTTTTTCTTGTCCATAACATTACCTGCCTCTACACCCCACAAAGTCCTGTATGAGGCTCCTATGCCCTCTGTGAAGGCACTAATACCTGCTCTATGCGTGTGTCCACACACTACAGACTTACCAAACTTCTTAGCCAAACCAAGAGCTGTGAGTCCAGCGTTAGAGTTCATCGAGCCTTCGTCTCCGTGGACTAAAACCCATCCTTTGTGGAATTCGAATGGTTTTTTATGAAAGCGTATCCCCATGTCTGAGAAGCCCATAAAACGGGAGTATTCGAGTTCTGGAAGTCCGATGAGGCTAGGAGCGCCTCTAACGAGAGTGTGGTATAGACGATCGGTGTGGTTGGATCTAGTGATGTCGGTGGTGCCAAGATCCCAGAGGATGTTTTGAGCCAAAGTTCTATCGGCATCTAGCTGCCCTTCATATTCCAGGTGTGTGCCTTTAGCCCATTTGGACTGAGACTGCATATCAAGCTCATCGCCTGTATTCAAAACTAGGTCAAACTTTTCACGCTTTACTAACTTGATTAGATTCTTAACGGCTTGCTCGTGATGATATGGAATCTGTAGATCCGATATGACCAGATAGCGTTTTTTAGTCATCGTCCTCATCTTCGTAATCGCCAAACCTGTCTGGTTCGACTGGATCAGGCAAGATCCAACCAGGATAAGCAGTTGGTTCAACAATAATTGCTAGAGCAATTTCGTCATGAAAACCAGCTCGTTTTAAGGAAGTCCAAAACTCCTGTAACCCAATACAGTAAGCATCGAGTTTTGAGTAACCTTGATCCTCTAACGCCTTAGTTGCTTTTCTTGCCATGTGGATAAGTGTTCCTTACTTCTTGAGAAGTTCCATCATCTGCTCCTGGCGTGTCTCTATTCTTGCCAATCTGTCTGCGAGAGATGATCCACCATTAGGCGTAAGAGTCCATAACCAACCACGAACCAGGTAACGCAAACCACCAATAAAGATAGCAAGCGTTGATGCAATGGCGAGAGCGAATCCCGCCCAATCACTTGGAGTCACCGTAGACCATAGCCTTCATCTTTAGGATTAAGCCAGCGCATAATCGGTGGGATTGTTGCTAGAGCACCAGCGTAAGCAATGTGCTTAGGGTTTGTTTCCCCCGCAGCGACAAGTGCAAGTGCAGCCGTTAGGAACGCTCTTCCCCAGCTTGCTAACATCTTCTTCAGGTCTTTGTTCATTTGTTCCTCCTAGTAACGGGATGTTAAAAAACTTCGAATCCGTATCGCCAGCCTTTGTAAAACTGATGTGGATGTGCTTGGTGTGTGGATTAACTCCCGTGTACTTGCGCCATTTCCAGAAGCTTCTAGCGCTTGCAATCTTGTGATTAAAGATGACATAACTAATGCGTTTATCTGACTTGGCTGCAATTCGTATCTGATCGGCAATGTAAGCAGCCGTAGAGGCTTGTCCATTGAAATCAGCATCGAGATCG